ACTTATTAAGTTAAGGAACGCGCGCCGGCGCGTACGCGGGTGCACGCGCGCGGGTTATAAGTTTAGAAGTTGGATAGTATATAACTATATAACTTATTAAGTTAAGGAACGCGCGCGCGCGATAGCATAGTAGTTTGTGACTTGTCAAGGGTTTTTCGGAAAAAACTTATTGGGCTTGGGCTATCGCCCTACCCCGGCACGAAGGGCGGTTGACGGCTAGACGGCTTTCTAAGCTGTTAGTTTTAAACAGATGGGTGATTATGCCCGCCGGGTGGTGTTTGTCCGTTAGCGGGCGCTTGAGGGCTTGCTGTGTGGTGTTATGGCGGTAGTGGTACTGTAGGGGTATGAGAGAAGCGGATTTAGAAGCGTATTTTATGAGGGCTTGCCGCCGTGAGGGGTGGAAAGCGGTGAAGTTCCTACCGAGTGAGCGAGGGGTACCTGACCGCATGGTGATGACACCCGGCGGGGGAATTTGGCTAGTTGAGCTGAAAACCGAGAAGGGGCGGCTCTCAAAAGCGCAAGAGCTGTGGCACTCCAAGGCGGCGAAACTAGGAACTCAGGTGTTCGTTGCTCGTGGACGCGCCGGGGTGGACGGATGGATAGCCCGCACGCTTGCAGTGGTGGAAGGACAGAATCTACTCTAGGAAGCCACAGAACGCCAGCTAAGCGGTTTTTAGGTGCTTAGCGGGTAGTTGTTAGGGTGGGTTTAAATTCGCCGCTTAGAGAGCCTTCCAGCGTTTGAGGCGTAAAACACAGGTTCTAGAGTTGCTTCAAAAGTTCAAGTGCTGTATTCTTGAAATATCGAAGCAACAGGGCTTTACCTATTGCGAAGACCTGTTGTTAAATAAACTTGGTGTGTCACGTGATGAACTCGAAGAAATCTATCGGCCTTGGTAAGAAAGTAGCACAGTGGAAAGAAAAGTGTACCCAACCAGAGAGCAAGCCATGTACGGCGGTATTGTCGATAAGCTACAGGAACGGTTCGCCGATGCACTACTAGGGTTTGACCTGCCGGCGATAGCCCGGCGTGTACTGCATAAAGAGCGTGGAGGGTATGTTATCGGGGTAGATGATGCGACGTTTTGGGATGTCGCCGCGTCGAACTCTATAGTGAACCTACCGCATCTGAAATAATTGACTTCAACCGTTCAAAGTGCTAAACTTTGAACGGTTGAGTTTTATAAAGAAAGGATAAAGCTAATGCCGAAAGCTACACCTCAACGCCCGCAATTCTACGATTTGCGAGATGCCGAAATTATGCTAGGAATAGCTAAATACACAGGTAACCACATCAACAAGCGCCACCCGCTACCGAAACCAGCGGCCATAGTCGGTAGGACTCCCGTGTGGACGGCGGGGCAGATTGTCGAATGGTACGAAAGCCGTCCCAAACCGGGCGGCGACCGCCGGTCAAAAGAGTTTCGCAAGACGCTAGAGAAGCAATACAAAGGTAAGTCTCCCCGTGACTGAACTGAAACTACATAAGTACCAGGAAGACGCTGTAAAATTCCTCCAAGAGGCACCCGGCGGGCGTGGGCTTTTTCTCGATATGGGTCTTGGTAAAACCGCTATTACCCTATCGGCTCTAACCTCTGAACACCTGCCCGCTCTGGTTATCGCCCCTAAGCGAGTAGCTATGAATGTTTGGGGTGAAGAGGCTAAGAAATGGCGGCCAGACCTCAAGGTGGTTCAGTGCACAGGAAGCCCGCGCACACGCCGGGATGGGCTAGAAAACACCGAGGGCGACATATACGTTATTAGCCGCGATGTACAAGCCGATGCAGAGGCATACGCGGCTGATGGACGCTTTCGGACGCTCATACTAGACGAGTTGAGCGGGTACAAGTCTAAGACCTCTAAACGGTGGAAGAGCGCTAACCGCATGCGTAAGCACGTGGTGAACTGTTGGGGCTTGACGGGTACCCCTACACCGAATAGCCTTCTTGACCTATGGGCGCAAGTCGCCATTCTCGATAGGGGTGTTACGTTAGGGCGCTCTCTGGCGGCATTCCGTGAACGCTGGTTTGAAGCCGAAACTATCGGGTGGAAAGGCTATGTCACCAAGTGGCGCGCCCTACCCGGCGCGGACGTTCACGTTTTCGACATGATTAGTCATTTCTGCATGTCGATGAAAACAGACGGGAAAATAGACTTACCGCCTGTTATCGAGAACGACGTTATCGTGGAATTGCCCGCGAACGCCCGGCGTGCATATAACCAGATGCGTAAGGATTTGGTGGTAGAAGCAGCTGAGGGTAAGATACATTCCGCCGCTACCGCCGCCGTTATGACCGGTAAACTCTCACAAATTAGCGCCGGGTTCATCTACCCCGATGTGGACGATTACCTAGCCGGTGCTGAGGTTACGAAGCTGCATAGCGAAAAGGCTAAGGCGGTTCTCGAAATCTACGAGGGTACCGGTTCGCCGCTGCTGGTCTTCTACCGATTCAAGGCAGAGCTGGAAGAGTTGAAAGCGACGCTACCCGCCGGGGGGCTGCATACCTCAGACGAAAAAGGCGTTTTCGACGCATGGAACGCCGGCGAGATACCTGTACTGGCAGCACACCCGGCGAGTATCGGTCATGGGTTGAACCTGCAACACGGCGGACATACTATCGTCTGGACTACATTACCCTGGAGTACCGAGGAATGGGAACAGTCGAATAAGCGTCTGTCCCGGCAGGGGCAGAAACACCCGGTAACAATTCACAAGGTCATGGCGCGAAATACGATTGACTCTATAATAGACTCACGACTCAAAGGCAAAGAGACAGCACAAGACGCGCTCATGAGCTATTTACAAGATTTTTAGAAAGGTAAACGATGGAAGTCTTACCAACCACAGAACTAGACTTTGCAACCGCCCCTAAGCGTAATTCTATAACCTGGAAGCAAGGAAAAATAACATGGGGTAAATTCCTTGACTATGTGGTAACCCCGGCGGGCGAGAAAGAAGCTGGTAACTACATTTTCGGTGAAATCGAGGGCGAACGCCGCAATAAGTCAAGTGTTGTATCACGTTGCGCCCTTACTCTCGATATTGATTTTCCCGATAGTGGCTTCATTGACCGCGTACAGAACGTTTTTGACGGATACGCTTACGCCCTGCATAGCACATTTAGTTCTACCAAAGAAAAGCCGCGTTACAGGTTGATTATGCCTCTATCTGAGAAGGTAGGCCCGGCGAAATATACAGAGTTGTGCTATGGCGTTATGGCGTTATTAGGCAATACCTGTTTCGACCCTACAACAGCTCAGCATGAGCGGTATATGTTCCTGCCAGCTACTAACGGGGATGGGTATGTTGTTGTCACCCGTGAAGGTAAGGCATTAGAAATTGATAACGCTCTGTTGCAGGGTGCGAACACGTTTGATAAGTCCCCGCGTGAGAGCGCGCGTAAACGTAAAGACCCTAAGACACTCAAGGGTGTAGTGGGTCTATTTTGTCAATCTTATCAAGACTGGGCAGAGCTGGTAAGGGTTTTTGAATTACCCTATGAGCAGGTATCGGCTAACCGTTTTCACCTCAACGGCGCGAAGTCAGAGGCTGGTATGGCACCTATCGCTGAAAACCCCGGATTCGTCTATAGCTATCATGCGAACGACCCCGCCGGGGGTAGGGCGATGAACGCTTTTGACCTGGTTCGAGTGCATAAGTTTGGACATTTGGATGCGGGCAAAGACAGCGTACCCGTGAACCGTCTACCATCCACTAAGGCCATGAACGAGCTTGCGGCTAATGACGAACGGGTGAAGAAGCTACAGTCAGCTGAAATACTCAAAGCATTCTCTGAGGAAGTCAACGACGAAACAGATAGCACCGCATGGGTTGAGAGCCTGTCGAGGAATAAATTCGGCGTTGTTGAAAACACAATCCAAAATCTCGATTTGATAACAGCGCATGACCCAATTTTTAAAGGTATCGTGCTGAACGTTCGCGGTATGTCTATGGAACTTACGCCCGGTAGCTACCCCTGGCGCGATGTTCGAGAGAACGACACACAGTTAGATGATTACGATTTTTCATCTATCATGCTTCATCTTGAAAGGACCTATCGACTACGTATTTCCGAAAATCAATTACGCCATGTGTTGCGCGATTTGGTGCAGGAACGTAAGCACGATTTTGTTCAAGAGTACCTAGAAGGTCTTGAGTGGGATGGTGCGCCCCGTGTTGAGTTTGCCCTCCCCGGCGTGGAAGACTCACCTCATACCCGGCTAGTAGCGCGAAAGGTGCTTGTCGCCGCCGTTGCTCGCACTTTTGAGCCGGGTGTCAAGTGGGATAACATGCTCATGATATACGGTTCTGAGGGTATTGGTAAATCATGGTGGATAGAAAAAATGTCGCGCGGCTGGTACAACAGCTTGGACGAAATCGGGAATAAAGACACACTTATGAAAATGGGTAAATCTTGGATAGTTACCGCCGATGAAGGGCATTCGCTACGCGCTGCTGATTTTAACAAGCTCAAAGAGTTTCTGACTCAACGTAAAGATGAGTACCGCGCGCCGTTCGCTGCTACTGTCTCTAGCTACCCGCGCCGGTCTGTTATTTGGGGTACCACGAATGACCCCGCGTTTTTGCGTCGTCAAGACGGTAACCGCCGCTTCCTTATCGTGCACGCCAAGAACAAGGTAGACTTTGACGCTCTTACAGACGAATACATAAATCAAGTATGGGCAGAGGCTGTACAGCTCTATCGAGATGGAGAAAAGCTGCACTTTACAGCAGAGGAAACCGAGCTTTTGAACGAAGCCCGCGCGCCGTATGTTCAGGAAGACCCGCTAACCGGATTGGTGCAGAAATACGCTGATACTGCTGTGCCCGCCCAGTGGGATGATATGACGTTGGACGAACGGTTAGAATGGCGTGTGAACGCCGCAACCAATTTCGCCCCGGCGGGTACCGAAACGATAAACTCGCTTTGCGCGTTGCAGGTGTGGTGTGAAGTCATGGGGCGGCGTATCGGTGAGCATTCGGTGCGAGATATGGCGGATATTCAAAGGGTGCTTCGTACTCTACCTGGATGGGTTATGCACCCGGTACCGCGTGAAACGGCTGCGTATGGTAGGCAACAGGTGTTTGTTCGCGTGGTTGAGTCAGACCTAATTTAGTGACTAGCTTCACAACCCCTCAGGTTGCGTTTGGTACCTTGAGGGGTTTATAGTTGAGTTATCAACAATTCAGGTTGTAGATATTTGAAAGCGACATAGAGAACTCGATAAGACGAAAAATCGAAACTACGGAAAGGGTGTAATACTATGCGTATTACTATCGAATTAGAAACTAGCGATGGGTTAGTAAGCCCATTCGAGAACAAGCTAGTGGCTTATATTGCTAATGAGCTGCACAGCGAAAACGCGCCGGTGGAAGAAACGCCGGGCGTTGAAGAAGAGAAACCCGCGCCTAAGCGTAAACGCGCTACACGTGCTAAGAAGAAGGCAGAAGAGCCTAAGGAAGAAGAGCCT